CTGCTACAGGTGTGATCCGTAGTCCAGATACTGATGATATACGTCGTAATCAACAACGCAACTGGGAAACAGTATTGCAATGCATCGGTTTACGCACCCAACCCCTACACATACAAGAACCCACTATCTATCAAAATGTAGAAATTGCTCGTACCAGATTTGGCGAATTTTACAACATGCGCCCTCAAACAGTTTGGGCTTGGTCGTGGGCAGTTGAAAAACATGGCATTTACGACTTACCAAATAGTTCAATGGGAGGGTTATTGCAAGACTTAGAGCAAGTTCCTATCATCTGTGGCCTGGAAGAAACTGCACGTTTTATGTTGCCTATATTCTATCCCTATGGCAGCATCAAGAACATTTACGTGGTTCAGAGCGAAATTGGCTAAATAATAGTTGATGCTACGGCACCACTCAGGCTCACAATTAAGGCTCATTTTTAAGGCATACTAAAAACTAATAGCATCGCCACCTCAGAAAGATTAACAAAAATGGCCGGTACGGATATTGAAAAGAAAAGCCTAGAAGCGCACGTAGAATTATGCGCTGAAAGGTACAATAGCTTGGAAACTAAACTTAACAATCTGGAAGGTCGGATGGACAAGTTAGAAGGTCACCTGGTTGACATAAAAGAATCACTAAGTGAAAAGTCAGACGGTCCCTATAAAACCATAATCACCATTGGTACAAGTATACTAGGTGTTATGATTGCTGGTATCATAACATTATTAGCAACACATTTCAAATGAAAATAGTAGAATTACTCAATAGAGTACACGTGCCTATCAACAACGAGCAAGCAGACTTGTTGGGTCGTTTTGACCATGAGCCCACAGTATCAAAAAACAGTCTCAATGAACGAGAACAACTAATAGCAAATCAACTAACTGCACAAGATATCTTGTTGCGTCGCAATCAAAATGGCCAAATCACGTACACGAAAAAAATCAAATAAAGACACAATGCCCCCGGCGGTTAGCGAATTTGTTGACCAAGCGGCTGGCTATATCACATATTGGACCACTAAAGAACTGGCAAGAATCTCGCAGTCTGCTCCTTTGTGTGTGCCCTTGAAGAACGGATACAGGGTTGGGCTTTACACCCTGATTGTAAACAAAAATAGGACTTGTGAAGTACAAGATCCCAATAGAGAATTTGTTCATACCTTTGACAACAAGATCAGTGCAATATTGTATGCAGTATATCTTATGAAAAACAAGATACACCGGGCAGATGAAATACTTGCACTAGACAAAGAAATAAATAAAAATTATACAGATGTGTTGGCCATGCAAAACAGTCAACGCCGTGCAAGAACAAAAAAAGACTACGAAATTGTGGATATCAGGCAGTCGAGGCTAGAAATTGCACAGAAACAGTTAGAAATTGCTCGGGACAAAATATCGAAAATACATGCGCATGCTAAATATATTAAAGTTTGGGAATAAACACTATGAGACTCTCTGAAATGCATACTGCGGTAACGCCACAAAAAATTAACAAAATCACTGAAAGTCGTTTTGGCTTCAGCATTGATTATGATAATTTGTCCTATGCAAAAGCACAACGTTTGAGCCGAGCGTTGAGTGAAAATATCACTGCAATCAAACGTAGTTTTGGTAGCCACACAGCAGAAAAGAATCCAAAGTACATGGAACTAATGCTGGTCAAAGAAGGCTTAGACAAATGGTTGAACAGTGAACAAGGCCTGTTTGAAAGCGAAATGGGCAAGTCTGAAGCAGTGCTAGCTGCCAAAGATATTGTTGACTCAATCCAAGACATGTTGGAAAAAGTCTCCAAGATGCAAAACGAACAAGTGCCTGCACTGGTGGACACAATCCGTGACCAAATTGGTATGGAACAAGCCGAAGCATTTAAAACTGCCATTGGTCCTGTATTAAAGAGTTTGTATGATTGCATGACCGCTGGTCGTGAGTCTGCAGACAATGCTAGCCGTACATTGGCTGGTGAACAAGTTGGCCAAGGCGATATGAACCTAGGTGGTATAGACCAAGGCCTTGAGGGCGGTGCTGAGTTAGGTGCTCCTGAAAGTGATCTAGACGCTGATGGTGGTGCTGATTTGGACGCAGGTGCAGATCAATTTGCCGCTACAGATGCAGCAGTTGGTGGTAGCGCAGACTTAGGACGCACACGTCGTTAATATGCGTATTAAAGAAATTATCTTTGAAAGCGAATTTGATGCAGATGTGGAAGCGTCTGCAATCGAAGACGAAGCAGATACACGTGGCGATGCTGCGTTAATATCTACTCTTGAGTGGTTGCGTAGCGAAGCCGCTGAAAGCTCAGCAGTTACTCCGAGAGTTAAAGTTGATACAGTTATTGATCGTGTTCGTGCCATTCCTGGTAACGAACAGTTCAACTATGCTGCACTAGATAAAGCACAAAAAGATAATGAAACTGTAAAAGGCATGATCAAAAGCATCGATGATGATCATCACACTGGTGAAAAGTATGTGTATCTAACACCACCAGAAAACACAGTAGACGATTCGGATCCTTTGGGCGCACAAGGCGCAGCTCCCGGGGATCCTGCTAAAATAGTCAGCGGTATGGCCAAACGTGCCGCTGGTGCATAACCAAAAATCATTGACTTATTAGTATAAATACTGTATACTTGTTTTATAAGGAGTATATTATGAAAAAATTACTATTAGCATTATCGTTAATATCTGTTTTTCAAGCGGCATCAGCACATGGCCCATATCGTGCATTTGGATGGCACGGTGGGTATTATCACGGTGGCTATGGTTGCGGCGGATGTTGGGTTGCTCCTGCACTAATCGGCGGTGTAGTTGGATATGAACTAGCTCAACCGAATACTGTAGTTGTTGAGCAACAACCACAAACAGTTGTACAAGCACCACCTGTAGGTTATCACTGGCAAGAGATGGTAAATCCACAGACTGGCGTTAAGCAAGTTGTTGCGGTTCCCAATTAATGTATCCTAAACCACAAGAGCCCACAACATGTTGTGGGCGTGGTTGCGAAAATTGTGTATGGGCTTCTTATTGGGAAGCCATTAAACTTTGGGAAGAACAAAATGAAACTTCAGAAATTAATTAATAAGCTCAATAGAGCTGAGTTTGAGCATAACCTTGAAAAAGCAAAGAAATTCTGGTTTAAGATTCTTAAAAAGAGTTTAAAACATAAACACACAACCGCGGTAAGATAATACTCACAAACGGGCACGCCAATCATAAATACTTGTATGAAAAACAAGTATGGTATATCAAAGGCGTGCCTTTTTTGCAACGATACATTTATTACTAAACCACGATTTTTGGATTATTGTTCTCAGGCCTGTAAAAACCCTAATAACCGCCCCGGGCATACTCCTTGGAACAAAGGAATAACACTTAGTGAAGAACAAAAGGAAAAACAAAATAGAGATGGCCTTAAAAAAGGATGGGGCTGGAATAAAGGATTATCTAATGAACACCAAAGAAAAAAATGGTTAGAAAATAATCCCAACAAAGATGGTAAATTAAACAACCTTCGCCCAAAAAACTATACGGATAATGAATTTGAAGCATATAAAAGGGAGTGTAGGAGAGCAACATATAGAACAGTTTATGCTATGAAAAAAGAAGGCATATCTAAAATAACTGGTAAACATAAAACAGATTACCAATTGGATCACATTATACCGTATAAACAAGGATTTGAATTAGGAATACCTCCAGCAGTAATTGGTAGTAGGAAAAATCTAAGATATATATTAGGTGAAGAGAATAGAAAAAAATGGGATAGTTATCAGTCTAAAGAGACAGTAGAATCAATAACAGGAGATAGTTATGGCTTACAGTAAAGATGTAATAGATCATTTTGAAAATCCCCGAAATGTGGGAACTTTTGATAAAGGAGATGCGCAAGTTGGGACCGGCTTAGTCGGTGCCCCAGCTTGCGGTTAACGGAGATGTAATGAGACTCCAAATCAAAGTTAAAGATGGGATTATTATAGATGCTAGATTCAAAACATACGGATGCGGATCAGCTATTGCGAGTAGCTCACTTGTTACAGAGTGGGTCAAGGGCAAGACATTGGATGCAGCTGCAACAATCAAAAACTCGGACATTGCAAATGAGTTGGCTTTGCCGCCTGTTAAAATCCATTGCAGTATCCTCGCCGAAGATGCCATAAAGGCCGCGGTCGAAGACTATCGAAAGAAACATGCAGACAGTCAATGAAAGAATAGAGTGGGCTAAAAATAATCCCAGTTTCTGCCCTTTTCCTTACAATACAACAGATGTAAGACGTCATAGTAGTAATCCTGCAAAGATGGATATTATTTGTTGTTGTAATGTTGATACAAATAAATTTACAATTTCTCATATAGATGACCCCTTTAAGGAAATCAAAAGTTCTATGGAGCAGGGATATCTTCCTGCTGCATGTTGGAGGTGCAAAAATGAAGAATTGCAAGGAGGGCAGTCTGAGCGTATCCGATCAATAATTGCACTTAACGCCAACGAATTTCCATTTGATTACAACAGGAACACAGAACTTAGAATTAAATTTAGTAACTTTTGCAGCCTGAGTTGTAGAAGTTGTAGTACGTATGATAGTACTACCTTTGCTAAGATAACCAACAATACAGACTCTGATTTCTTATCGCAAGATATAACAGAAATAGATGAATATTGGAATTTTATCACTACCAATATTATCAATAAAGTAAACGACTGTAAATTTTTTCATTTATTTTTAATAGGCGGCGAAACATTAATACAACCAGGTGCCCTTAAATTATTAAAATGGTGCATCGATCAAGGCCTGGCGCCACGTATCGGAATCAAATTGAGTACTGCATTAAGTGTCAATCTGTCAGAAGAGTTATTAAACTACTTTTTGCAATTTAAAAGCATATGGTTTGGCATGAGCATTGATAGTGTGGGCGACAACTATCAATATGTTCGATGGCCGGTTAAGTTTAGTAAAATTGAAAATAATCTAACTCGAATGCTAGAATTTAAAAAATCTTTTTTATCTATTGATAGTCGTAGACAATTTGATTTTTCTTTAGATCCTGTTTTTAGTCTTAATAATATATTTTACATAAAAGAATATCTAGATTACTGGTATGGTTGGTTTAATGCCAATGAAAGTATAACATTTTTAAATACTACCTTGGTTGAAAGAACAAATTTCTTAGATATACAAGCATTACCAGTTAGATATAGGAATGGACTTAAAGCAATACTTAAAGAGTGTTCTGCTCACCCAATATTTGATAGGTACCTAGACAAAACAAGGGTAATGCAGGGATTTATTTCTGCAACTATCAATGAATTGGATGTATGGGATGACAATGATGATTTATGGAATTTTTATTTAAATTTCACTGCTGAATTTGATATCAGAACCAATACACAATTTTCTATTTTAAATTCCAAGCTATATAGTTTATTGACTGATGATGATAAATCAAACTTTAATAATAAACTAGCAAACGTAAATATTAGTAAACCAGTTTCGCTATATTTCAACCGATGATTACCTTAACCGAAAAAGCCGTTAACAAAGTTAAACAAGTTATTGCTCGTAGAGGGCATGGCGAAGGAATTCGTCTGGGTGTAAGAACAACAGGTTGCAGCGGACTTGCTTATGTGTTAGAATACGTAGATACACCTGCGCCCGATGACCAAGTCATTGACTGCGCTGGCTGTAAGTTATTCGTAGATCCAAAAAGTTGTGTTTACTTGCAGGGTCTAACAGTAGATTATGTTAAGAACGGTCTTAACGAAGGATTTGAGTTCAACAACCCTAATGAGCGTGACCGTTGTGGTTGCGGTGAAAGTTTTCGAGTTTGAAAGAAAAGTTTATTCAAGCATACATGGATACTGCACGTAGGTTTGCAGACCTCAGTTCAGCACGTAGATTGCATGTTGGTGCTATCATTGTCAAAGACGACAGAATCATCTCTATTGGCTACAATGGTATGCCTGCAGGATGGGACAACAACTGTGAAGATGAAAGTGTAGAACTTTATTCAGGATACGAAGGTGCTATACACAGAACTGTGTTAAAAACCAAACCCGAAGTTCTTCACGCTGAAACAAATGCCATTGCTAAACTGGCTAGAAGCACAGAGTCTGGATTGGATGCTACTATGTTTATTACCCATGCTCCTTGTTTAGATTGTGCTAAACTCATATTCCAAAGCGGTATTCGTAGTGTATTTTATGCCGAAGACTATCGCAGTGATGCAGGTGTGCAATTTCTCACCAAATCCAACGTAGACATAAAGAAAGTATAAATGATAAAACAACAATACAATTATGCACCTCTTAGTCGTACAACCTTAGAGGGCAAGCGACACTATTGTCTTCCTGATGGCAGTAAAGTACCCAGTGTGACAACTATCTTAGACAAGACTAAAAGTGCAGAGTCACGCCAAGCCTTACAAAACTGGCGCAATGCCATTGGGAATGAACGTGCACAACAGATTACCACCGAAGCCGCTAATCGTGGCACAAGGATGCACAGTTATCTTGAGACCTATATCTTGCAAGATGACATGAAACCTTTGCCCACAAATCCCTATGCACATCCAAGTTGGTTTATGGCCGCACAGGTTATAATGGAAGGCTTGAGCAATGTCAATGAGTTTTGGGGAGTGGAAGTTCCTGTTTACTATAGTGGACTATATGCTGGCACCACAGACTGTATTGGTGTATGGAAAGGCCAGCCCAGCATTATTGACTTCAAGCAAACCAATAAACCCAAGAAGCGTGAAAACATCGGTGATTACTTTATGCAGTTGGCTGCCTATGCAGCCGCACACAACGACACACATGGCACCAAGATCAACACGGGTGTAATTATGATGTGTGTGCAACCCAAGCAGTTGGAAGATGGCACTTACTCTACACCCCAATATCAAGAGTTTGTGGTAGAGCCTGAAGAGTTTGCATTTTGGTCTGATGAGTGGCTTAAAAAGGTCGAACTATATTACTTGATGTCATAACTACTAGATGAAACACAAAGTTGATTTTCTAGATTTAGTTATTATACGTAGTTGTCAGTTGGCTTGCGAAGGATGTTGCACATTTAGTGATCATCAAAAGATCAATGGCCTGGTCAATCCTGCTGATGCAGAACCTGCAATTGCGTTCTTTAGCCAGTATATAGATCCCACTAGGGTACACTTGTTTGGCGGCGAACCACTAATGCATCCCAAATACATAGACTGGTTTAGACTGGCATTTAAATATTGGCCTTTGGCCACAGACGGCAAACGCCTGCCCATATGGCTCAACACCAACGGTTATTATCTAGACAAACTGTTCGACAACATTGAAGAATTGTTTGTTGAGAATCAAACATTTGTCAGTGTTACGCATCACACACTAGAGGAGCCTTATTCCAGTCTAGTATTAAACAACTATAAACGCTTACAGGATCTAATTCTTGCTGAATATCAACTACGCAGGCCAACTTACCAATGGCAATGGGTTGCACCTACACCCTGGGATACTGAACACAAAAAGTTTATTTGTTTAGAAAACAATGCAGGCCACAGAATGATCATGTTAAACATGACCGAACAACATGAAGATCATTTTGTGCCGCATTATCGAGGGTACGGTCCCACATTAAAACCCTTCCATGAATATGCCAATGTTGTTGCACTAAATAATAATCACGCAGTTTGTCATATTAAAAATTATATACAGTTATATGACAATCGTTTATGGAAATGCCCACCTAGAGCAGTATTAAATCATACCTTAGATACTTATAAATTGGCCTCAGATCCTGGCTGGTCCAGCTACTATAACGATTACGAGTCGCTGGCAATTACTGCCTCTGAATCGG